GGGGCTAATTTTCAACCAGTCAAACCACCCCAATGGACCCCACCGTTCTTGCAGCTATTGCGATCGTTGCAGCTGCTGGCAGTGAAATCATTACCCTGCTGCCGATCCGCGAAAACAGCTGGGTGCAGCTGCTGGTCAAGGTTCTCAACGTGATCGCCAAAAAAAAGTAGGCGACACCACTTGGCTCTTGCGCTTTGGCGATAAGGACTGGCGGCACCACGTCCACAAAGCAGCGCAGGATTGGAAATTTCAGGCCACCCTTAAGCCGCGGCTAGACCGTGAGATAGAGGATTGGCACAAAACCCAACCTGCTGCGGTGCCGCCGCCAATCATCAGCAGCGATGAGCTGCGCATATCTGCACCTTGGGCCACCGATGAGCAACCCGGCACCGATCAGCCTTGAGCAGCTGTTTCGCTACTACAAGGCGCTGCCCCATCAGGCCGCGGCAATTAAAGAGCTAGAAGCCGATCTGGCCAGCAACGGCTACGAAACGGCGATGCGACGTGATCGCGGTTGGTTCAAAACTTGGAGCCAAGATGGCAAGCAGGCCGATCTATCCAAAGCGATTGCACTAATCAAGGAGTTTGAAGGCGTTCACCTCAGCGCCTACCCGGACCCGCTAAGCGGCGACGAGCCTTGGACCATTGGCTACGGGACCACGCGCTACAGCGGCGGCGTGCCAGTCAAGCGCGGCGATCGGATCACGATCATTGAAGCCGACATGCTGCTGCGGCTCGAGGTGGACCGCATCAGCGAAAAGCTGCGCAAGTCAGTGCCGTTTTGGAAAGAAATGGCCGACCCGCAAAAATCGGCCTTGGTCTCCTTCGCGTACAACCTTGGCAGTGATTTCTACGGCGCGCAAGGTTTTGAGACGATTAGCCGCTGTCTGCGCGAAAAGGATTGGGCCGGTGTGCCAGCTGCCATGGAGCTGTATCGCAACCCAGGCACCAACGTCGAGGCTGGATTGCTGCGGCGGCGTAAGGCTGAGGGCGCCTGCTGGGGCACCCATCGGCCGCAGTATCAGCAGGAAACCGCCAAGCTCAGCATTGATGCGCCATTTACTGCCAGGCTCACCCCGCACATCACGCTGGGCGAATTTGCGCTGAACCAAGAGGCGCGGCGGTTTGACCGTGCGGACCAGCTAGAGATTGCGGCCGAACTGGCGGCGTTCTTGGAGCGTGTGCGCACCGCGTTTGGCGGCAAGCCGATCATCATCACGTCTGGCTACAGACCGCCTGCAATCAATAAGGCCGCGAATGGTGCCAGCAACAGTGAGCACCTCTACAAGCCCGGTTGCGGGGCGGTTGACTTCTACATCGACGGCGCAGACATCTACAAAGTCGAAGACTGGTGCGACAAAAACTGGCCCTATTCCATCGGGTATGGCGCAGGTAAAGGCTTTGTGCATGTAGGCAAGCGCGGCGGTACGGCTGCGACTAGGGTCCGATGGGAATATTGACCGCCTGTGCTGCTACCTGACCATGAGATCCGCCGGCTATGCCAGCGCAATTCGCTGCTGTCGCCGTTTAACGAGGAACAGCTGAACCCAGCCAGCTACGACGTGAGGCTGGGCACGCAAATTATGGTTGAGGTGGCGCAAACGTCTGACCTGCAGAAAATCCAGCTGCACGGCCACACAGCCGACGATCCCTTTTGGATTCAGCCGGGTGAGTTTTTCTTGGCCGAGACCATGGAAATTTTCAACCTGCCCGATCACGTCGGCGCGCAATTTGTTCTCAAGTCGAGTCGCGGGCGCGAAGGCTGGGACCATGCAGAAAGCGGTTTCGCAGACCCGGGATACTTCGGCAGCAGAATGACACTCGAGCTGCGCAATCAACGCCGCTTGCATCCGCTTCCAATTTGGCCTGGCCTGCGCATTGGTCAGATGAAGTTCTTTTTGATTTGCGGCCGCGTTGAACGCAGTTACGCCTTAACTGGTCGCTATAACGCCGATTTGGGCGTTACGGCCAGCAAGGGCTAGTGTCCGGCCGGCTGGAATGTTCGCCCGGATTAGCCGCCCGGGCTTTCTCTCTTTCCATTGGGTGCTTGAGGGGTGCCAAGCGCTGACGCAGCACCTTGCCAGGGGCCTCTGCTGGATCGTCCAGCTGCAGCATGGTGAACCCGTCTACGCCGTGGCTTTCAGCCCACCAGCTGGCGGCCTTGTGCGTGGTGAAGGGGCCAACGTGCCAAGGCCCGACCTTGAGGATGTATTGCATTGCGGGACATTAGGCCCAATCCCTGGCAATGCGGCCGGTGATCCCAAAGAAATTCAGTGATCCAGTGAGTCCCAGTGGCGACAGCTACCGTATGCCAAGCGGCGGTTAGCCCATGCGGGCGTTCTACTTAGAGATCACCGCAAAACTGATTTACAGGTCCGACGCAGACCCGGATGATCTGCCGGCCGACATCTACAGCCACCTGAGCGAGTTCATACCCAATGACGAAGATGTGATCGACATCGAAGTGCAAGCGGTCCCCCTTTCGCTTGATATAGGTGGAACAGCATCACATTGATGAGACCCGCTTGGTCACCAGGCGGTCTGCAAGAGATCAGATCCACCTCGCTTGGAGCTACCGCTGCGCATACTGCGACGACCCGCTGGGCCGCTCGCCAACGCTCGATCACGTCATCCCTAAGGTCCACGGCGGCCTGACTGTTCGCGAAAACCTCGTCAGCTGCTGCCTCGCCTGCAACTCATCGAAGGGCCACAAGGATTGGACCACTTGGTTTCGCGCTCAGGAATTTTGGTCCGCACTTCGAGAGTGGGCAATCGCGCGCTGGCTGAACGGCGAGCACTAAACTATGGGTTCGAAATTTCTATTGAGGAATCTCGAAGCGTCCGCCGACGGCAGGCGACGGTGAGGTGGGGACTGCTCCGGCAAGCCCACCACCTGCCCCCTTATTTGGCCAGCAAATGGTCCAAGTACAGCTCCGCTTGCCACATGTCTGAGCTGTAGCGGCAAATGCCACCCACACAGCTGCGGTAATAGATCTCAAAGCCCGGTCGGTCCAGCGTCTCAATCACGCCGCCGTCGCGTTCATAGCGGCCGATCACCTCAGGCTCGCTCATACAACTCACACCTCGCCGCATAGCGGCCGCCGCTTCTCTTCGATTCTGGCAAGCCCATCTCGCAGCGTTGCGATCCCATATCCCAATACCCGCAGTCCCAGCACTTGCGTGGTTCACCGTCGGGCCGCAGCTTTCGCCTAGTTGCAACGTAGATACGCTGCGCCCGTATAAACGCCTCACGCAGATCCACCGAGCCGGTGTCAATCTCCACCTGATGCTCAGGCTTGGGGCCAAGAATTACTCGCGCGTGCCAAGTGCGGTCGGCGCGATCGCATACCAGCAGCAAGCGGCCGGCGTGCAAGCGGATCATTCGTCTTCGCCGTAGCTTGGCGAGTGATACATGCGCTCAAGTTGCATTGATGGCGGTTCCTCGCTTGCAGGCTCGGCAAGCATCGGATCGTCAGTGTTGGCCGCCACGAAAATGCCAGGCCAACCCAGCTCTTTGACAATCACCAGGCTGGTCCGCGGACTTTTGACCAGAATCCGCAGCGCCAAGCGCTCAAACAAGTTCAGCCCAGGTAGGTGCATCATGCGCCCAGTTTGGCGATTAACCGATCGAGATACCAGCGGCATTTCTTGGCGTTTTCTAAAGGGTCGCCCTTAAGCCACAGCCGGAGCAGATACTTGATCGCTGAGCCGTGGCAAAACGCCGTTGGCATGTCTGGCGCATCCTGAATGGTGCTTTCGATGATCTCAATCACCTCAATCGGCCCGCGGGTGTAGTGGGCCGGGTGATTCACGTTGTCAGGCATCAAGCCATCCCCATGCGATACGTCGGCAGATTCGCCAGGCGTGTTTTTCGTCAACGTCAAACTCTGATGCAAGTTGCCGATAGCTCCAACCCTCGTCACGGAGCCGGCGCATTTTGCGGACCAGCTCCGGCGTGAGCAATGCGTTCAGGTTGTGCTCGCCGCGTTCGAATTTGCGGCCCTCAGGCATTACGCCCATTTGCCAAGCAACTCAGCGCGGCAAACCTGAATGGCTTGCTGGGCTTGCTTATGGGTGAAAACCGATTGGCACTCATCCATTGCCATGCAAACCTTGCCCAAGAGTTCGGGGTAGTCCGTGTCGCGGAAATTGGCCGCAATGTCGGCGCAAAACTCATCCCACAGGCCGGTGTAAGTCTTGCGGCGTGGATCGCCTAAGGGCAGATCATCGCGGCCGCTGCGCTTGTAGAGCGACTCCATAAAGTCGGCGCGCTGCTGGTCCAGTTGTTGCTCAGTCATGGCTCGATCAGATTTTTTAGACGGTGAAGTTCAGCGCAAAGCTGCTCGCGGTTGCGGATGCCATGTGTGCCGCGTAGCTGCTCCACGCGAACGTCGATCAGCAGGCGCAGGCGGTCGCGTTCAGATTGCTGGCCCGCTGCGAACGTGTCGATTTCCAGCAACTTATAAAGCCTGGAGCGAGCGGAGTCGGTCATGCCAGTTCAACCTCACAAGATGGCCAGCGGTTTTTGGCGTATTTAATGGCCGCGGCCTTGTTTTCGGCGCGCGTGATCCATGTGAGCGGCTTGGCGCCTTTTGGGTAGACGATCAGCCGATATTCCTTAGTACGGCTGCCAGCTTTTGGCCGGCTGACGCCTTCGCCGTAGCAACCCTCTGGAGTGTCAGCCCATTGCAGCAGTGCGCCATTGATTTCAGCCATTTGTGATCAGGTGGTTGTCTTTGTCGGGGTTAAGCCAGCGGATTTCGTCCCAGTACTGAATCCAGCCGTCGAAAGCCTCAGCCTTGGCCTGCTGGAAATTCTCAGCACGGATGCACTCGCGCACCGCTGCGCTCTCTATGTAGAAGTAATAGGAGCGCTCAGTCATGGCGGACATACTCCTGAGTCCCACTGTGCGTGGAACCGTGATGGGCAGTGGCGTCAAGGCCGATCATTGCGAAAGCACTGGCGGCGATGACAAAGCAAAGCAGGTTGCCGAGTTTGGCGGACATGTCGAAGGTCGGTAGACGTGCAAATGATGCCGCACCCACCCACAACCTGCAACGTCTACCCGCACTTCGCTACAGACTGTCGCAATGTCGGTAGCGTGGGAGTTGTCCGCGCTCATACCATGAATTTTGGAGAGTGGATGCAGGTGGACCTCTCCACCGAGCAAAAATTTGAAATTGAAAAGCAAGCCCGCAGCTTGCTCGAAAGCGACGACGCGGGCGTGTTTGCCGCGGCGCTGCTGAAACAGTGCTGCTACCAGCAGCAGCTGCTCCAACAGGCCGTCAACGAAATTGCTCGGCTTGAGTGCCAGCTGATGTGATCAGAACGGCAGCGCCTCAGTCACCTCAGCAACCACGCCATGAGTCGCGGCTGCCAAACTCTGCGCCGCTTTCTGCACGGCCATGGATGGTTTATCCATAAGCCGCCAACCTTCAGAGGTGACGATCAGGTCCGTGCGATCCTCACCAGCTTTCGTGGTCCACTTGTTCGTCTTGACGCGACCAGTGACGGCAATGCGATCACCTTTCTTGGCTTGGTCGGCAAAGGCTTGGCCTTCCTCACCCCAAACCTCAACGGTGAACCAATCAGGCGCTTGCCCGTCATCTCGCTTGGCGCCCGGCTTATTGATCGCAATGCGGCCCTTGGCAACGACGTTGCCGTTGTCAAAGTATTTGACCTCAACATCAGCTCCCAAGCGGCCAATGAATTGATGGCAGCTAGCGCGAAGCACTGTTGCCATGATTTCGGTTGCGTTCATGGTTGGTCGTTTGTTTTTAGGTAGGGGTTGGCCTGTTCGTATTGCTCCACCTCGGCCAAT